ACTAAAGTAAAACCAGCACGTTCAGTTGATACAGTTAGATCAGATGCGTCTCCTTGAATGTTATGACCATTTCTTCCAACAGTTAAATTGTTTGTATCGAATGTTCCAGCATAATCGATAATCCAAACTTCGTCTCCTCTTACTGCTGATGCTGGAAGTGTCATAGTAATTGCACCGCTTGTTGTGTTAACGAAATATCCTCTACCAGCTACCATTGTTGTATTGCCTGTGATAACTGTTTGCCAATCTACTGCACCGCCTGTGTTAGAAGCAAATTTTGCGTGAGTAATCGTACCATCACTTGGAACTCCAAGATCAAGAACATTACCTAAGATCATTACGAAGTCTATTGAGTCTGATGCTGTTAAGGCAGAAGCAAATACTATGTTAGAACCTGAAATAGTAAATGAAGTTGTTGGTGCTTGTAAAATACCATTTAATGAAACTAAACAATGATTTGCAGATTGTGGAGATACTGCTACTGAATCTACTGTTAATGCGTATGTGTCTGTTGTTGTTGCTGTAAGAGCATCACAAACTTGGAAGTTTCCTATTACTGGGGTTTTACCTATATATGCCATTTGTTATCCTATTAATGCTTTTATTTCTTCTGTTGTTAAACCTAGTGCTGATAGTTTAGCTTGTGCAGATTCTTTATTAGCTTCTTTTTGTGCTTTAGCTTGTTCTTCTGCTTGTCTTTCTGCAAATGATTTAGAAATTTCAGTTTCTATTTGAGCAATTTCTTCTGCTGTTAAATCAACTAAAACACCATTTGGATTTTCTGGATTTACTAATAATTTTTTCATTTTATTTTTCCTTATTTATATCCGTAAAGTTTAAAAGTACCTTTAACACCACCATTACCTGAGACTGTAACACCTGATACTGCTGAAGTGTTTTTATAAATACCTCTAACTGTATGTAATCCTACGAGACTACCTGTATTAGTTATTAAACTCCAATCAAATGCTTTATAAGCAGAAGTTGATAATGGATTATAAATTCTAAGTACAAAATCATTAACTTTAGGAAAGTCACTATTTCCGCTAATATCATTTCTACTAGGAACACCTGTGGCATTTATATATGTATAATTGTTAGTTGTTGCAGTTGTGCTAGAAGAACCATAAATTCCCATACAAGCCGAATCATAAACACTTGAAGTTGATTTTGTGCCACCAATATTAAAATGCACAAAGCAATTACCAGACGAACTACTATAAAAATCTAAAACTACTAATTCATAATAATCATAAGTAGCACTAAAATATCCATCAATACTTACATCTGCAAATGATGTTGTGTTTGTGACAGTAGCTAATTTTACAACATCACTAGACACAGCACCCCAAGCATTATCTCCTCTCAAAAATGTTGAAGCTGATGCTGTTCCTGTTGCTGATAAGTCTGCTAATGCAATAGTGCCATCTGCAATCTTTGCAGAAGTAACAATACTATCCGCTAGATCAGCAGAAGTTATTGGTACTGCACTTGGTACTTTTCCTATATAAGCCATTTATTCTCCTTAACTTACGTCAGTTAATAATTGCAAGTGAACATCACAATTACCTGAACTGTCATCTGATTGTGCTTGTATCTTATCAGAAGTTTGTAATACGATCTTAGGTAATTCTAAAGATGAACCACTTGGTAGAGGAACATTCTTAAAAACAAACTTCCCAGCAGTTGCTGAGTTATCGTATTTCTTGATAGACACGTTCATTGATGTAGTTGTAGTATTTGAGATTGTTCCAGCAATAACCATAGATTTATTTGATGCAGTATAAACGTCTGTAAGAGTTGCGTCTGTTAGACTTACTTGTGCATCACTAAAATTATTTGCCATATTTTTCTCCTTTTTAACTTAAAGCTATTGCAAATGGAATTGAGTTAGGGTCTGTTTCAGTATATGAAACATCAATGCCACTTGGTAATGTTATTGCGTTTGTTGATGTATTAATTGTAAATAATTCAAGATCATCTGAGCCATCATAAATTTTTAAACTGTAAGTATTTGCTACACTAGAGTCTATCCAAATAGTTCCAGCTACCGCAGATGTTGGTCTTGAACTTCCTATATGATTTGAATTTAAAGCAGATAAAATATTATTTAACTCCGATCTAAAAGATGGGAAACCCTGATTTGCTAAATTTGTATCGGTAACTTGTGCCATATTTTCTTATACTCTTTTTAATATCCTTTTGCAATATAATCAAATGTACGACTTATTGGTGTTCCACTTGAATTTTTAAATGTTAAATCAAAACCATTAATAGTCTTATTTTCTAATACAAAAAAATCTCCTGTTGCTAAATCTTCGCCTGTAATTCCAACAGCATAATTAACAGATTTGTAAGGGTTTGTAAACGTAACTGTATAAGTACTAGCACCACTTGTTATATCATTTCCACTAAATATTCTATCAGGCATATCAATACTAACTGATATTTCTGATACTACTGGTGTTGAGGATAAATCGCTTGAAGTCATTACTAATCTAAATTTAAAATATCTTGCTGTGTAATCTCCTATTACAAAGTTTCTAAATGCTGTATAAGTTACATTATCATTTGAAGTTGCAATCTCTAAATGTGCATTACAGTTTGCTGGTGTATCTCCGTCAAAGTTAGAGGGTTGATCGTCAAAATTTCCTGAACGACTATCAAAAACGTCATCTAAATTATCTGATACCTGAGTTATAGAAGCTGTAATTCTTGATGTGTGAACAGCACCAATATCAATTACATCACTAAATAAATAATTACCACTAGCATATAAGTCTGCACTTGTTACACCTGAATCGAATAATCCTGTTGCATCATCAAAATCTCCACTTGCAGAATCAAAAAGTTCTGATGAATCTAATCTTAATGTTCCGTCTGATAAAACTAAATTAGTTAATGTTCCTGAAAAACTTGGGTGTTCATTTTGTGTTGCGATTGCATTAAAATTAATTGCAGATGTTACGTTTGAAATTACTGCTGTTGCGTTAGAACTAAAGTTACCTAGCTTGTCCACAGCTTTGATTAAATAACTACCAGCCCTAGCTGGAACTGTTACTGATGTTGCTGGTCGAGATATTTTCTCAACTAAAGATACTGAGTTTTGCCAATCAGCACTTCCATCTGTTGCTGTTGAATATCTTAAATTATAATATGCTAAATCTAAATCAGGTACTGCGTCCCAACTTAGATGTGCTTCTTGACCTACTACGTTACAAGAAAAATCTTCAACATCGCTTGGTGGTGCAATAGCACCTATGATCGTTCTTTGAGCAGATGTATATGTTGATGATGTACCAAAAGCATTTACAGCTTTAACTCTTACATCATAAGTCTCTTGGTCAATTACGTTTAATACTCTATGATTTAATCCTGAGCCTTGTGCGTATATGATATAGTCTGTATCTGAACTTAATTTATATTCGACTTGGTAATAATCAACAAAGCTATCAGGAGAAGCACCTACTAATATATCTAATGCAACAATAACTGTACCATCGTTATATTCAACAAGTTGATCTGATAATGTAACACTTGCTGGTGCTTGAATACTAAATGGATTAGGAAGATTAGTTGTAGGTATTAATGCGGCTTGTGTTTTTGTTGCCCAAGTGTAATGTGAGTTTTGATGTTCTACTAAATTTAATCCTACTGTAAAATCTTCGTTAAATGTTAATGATAAAACTCTAAATGGTTTTGCTGAAAATCCTAAAGAACTATGTGTAATATTTACAATATCTCCAATAGCTAAATCATAAGAATTAAAAGCAACATTAATTGATAAAGTTAAAGACTCTCTTGATCTTCTTAAAATAATTTCTGCCATTTCAGAAGCCTGATAAACATTGGTAATAGTTCTGAAATCATATCTGCCCTCTAACAAATATCCGCCATCAGCAGTTTTCATATTTTCGTGTTGATCTGCACTTGGTAATCCTGAGTCATCTATAGGTGGAAATTGAACCTCATCTACTTGGTAATTACGATCAGGGTTAACATAAGAAACTATAACTCTATTAAATTTATTATTTTTATCTGGACTAGCTAAATTGTAACCACCTATAATATCATCTTCTGTTAATGTGATTGAAGCTGTTCCTGTTGTTTCAATTATTAATTCATATTTACCAGCAGTATAAGGAAGATAACCTCTACAACCTTTTAATAATTCTCTTACGTTATCAATAATATTTATTGATGTATCTATTGCTGTATTACAATCAAAAATATTTATATCTGAGCCGCCAGAATATGGTGTTACTTGCGTTAAACAAATTTGTGAAGCATCATAAAAAGTTTGTAAATTTATTTCATTAATTGATAAACCTTTACCGTATCTTGTATTTGTTAAATAATCTAATAAACACCAAGCTGGATTTGTAGAGTATGCCGCAGTTTGTGCAACTAAACTTGAATTATAACTAACTACTTTTTTACCTTGTACTTTTGCTTGTATTTTAGGAACTCCACTAAATACATCTTGATTCCATTTAAACCTAATAGCAAGATAAGCTAAACCTGATAGTTTATGATTTGCACCCCAGCTAGATAAAGTAGATAATAAACTTGATGATGATTGTCCGTCTGTTCCATAATGTGGCTCTACTGTAATTAAACTTTCAGAATTTTTGTAAAAATTTGTATCTGAACTATTAACTGTAACTTGTGTGTTGTCTGCTAAATCTGCTGACCAAGTAACTGTTTTATCATCAATTATTATTTCAGATATGTCAGATATTTCTCCCTCTGATAAAACTAAAGCGATATAAAGATAAGTATTATCAGACCCACTAGTTTCTACAAAAACCCTAGTACCACCAACAAGTCTTTCTCCATAAATAACAGGAATACTTGCGTCATTTGATTGTTTATTAATTAATAAACCTTTTTCAAAATTATCTTGATAGTTATCTCCAAAATCTGGAACTTCTGGTTGTTTTGGTCTAAATATCCAAGCAATCGCAAGTGTTGCTACTAATGCAACAATAGGATTAATTTTTAAAAGTTTTGAACCAACACTTACAGCCGCTTTAAAAAAACTTTTCCAACCCATTATGCTCTACCCCATTTAATATCTAATACTGTTTGAGAAGCAAAATCCATACCAACATCAGTACTGAAAAATCTTTGTTGTGAAACATTATTTGTTTTTCTTCCATTTTTCTTTTCAAAGTCTGCCCAATGAGAAACAACAGTTAAATTTACTGTGCTTTCTTTTTCATTTTCGTTAATTCCAAAGCCCTCGATGTTACCTTTGTAAAGTAAAAAAGGGTCTGCTATTAAATCATTATTACTATCTAATAAGCCTCTATAAACTATAACTTCATCATTAATTACAGGCTCATTTAAAACAGTAGAAATAAAAGTTTGATTTGCACCTGATAAAACTATTGTCATTGACGACTTTGTAATATCTACTTCTTCTGTAAAGTTAGATACTCCTAAAACAAAATCTGATGCTGAATAAGTTCTGCTTGTTCCTGATACTGATGAAGTTAATTCAAATGAGCAATCAGTAAGATAAACAGGACTGCTAAAACCGATATGTATAAGATGGACTGGTCGAATATCATTTGTCGCTAGTTCGTTCTTGACTGCTGTTGTTAAGTTTCTCGTCATATTCCTCAAAAGTTGTTCGCTTTATTCTTTCAGACCCTTGTATCATAACACAAGAAAAAGTGCTATCTGGTGTGCTA